GCGCCGGGCTCGCCGGGCTTACCCTCTGCACCGGGTGTGCCGGGTGGACCAGACTCGCCAGGAACGCCAGCGGGACCGATATCTCCGCGCTCGCCGGGGTCGCCCTTCTCGCCCTTTTCGCCACGCTCGCCGACCGGACCCTGCGGACCAAATCCGCCGCGCTCTCCGGGGTCGCCTTTCTCGCCGCGCTCGCCCTTCTCAGCGTGGATCACTTCGCCCGATGCGCGCGCAACAAACTCACGCGGCACTTCGCCCGATGCGCGCGCAACGATCTCACGCGTGATGATCTCACCCGGAGCACCGGGCGGTCCGGCGGGGCCAGCGGGACCAGTCTCGCCCTGCGGACCAGCGGGACCAACTTCGCCTTGCGGACCGGGCGGACCGATGTCGCCGGGCTCGCCCTTCAAGCCGATGGGGCCTTCTGGCCCAGGCTCACCGCGCGCGCCGGGATCACCCTTCTCGCCGCGGTCGCCTTGCAGCGGCAGGCGCGCCTCTAGCTCCGCGATCCGCCGCACCAACGGTGCGACGATCTTCTCGAAGCGCTGCTCGAATTGTTCAGTGACATAGTCCTGAACAATCGGAGCGAACCCGCGCGCCAGCGCGGCGATTTGGTTCTGCTTCATTTGCTCAGTCGTTGAAGCTCGGATTTCAGTTCCCAGCTTGCCAACTGCGAGATGGCAGCATTCTCGATGGCGTCATCCTCGTTTTCCATCTGCCGCCTTTCTATCGCTGCAACCGACGCTGCAATCGCCGTCATATCGGGTAGCGTCGTGGGCTTCGTGCCATTCTTCGCAAACGGATCATCACGCGCATCGCGTTTGTTCAATGCACTTAAGCTGAAGTTCTGTTGCTGCAAATACGGAGTCTTTCCGCCTTCCACCGGGCCGAGATTGAGTTTCTTGCGCGCTTCATTCGGCGCCTTGATGCCAGCACCGACCGCTTCCGCTTCCGACCTGACCAATGCTGCGGTGTCCATGCGCAGGAGATCATCGAGATCGAATTCAGTGCCGTACACTTTGCCAACGATCTCAGTAAGCCCGAGCCCTTCATCGCAAAGCAGTTCAATCGCTTCAAAATACTTTTGGAGTGTCTGGCTATAATACTGCTGATTTAACGCCTCGATGTTGTTGTATGACGGCGGCGTGCCGATGCCGACCATGTGCGCGGGAACGCCGAATGCCGAGCATACCATCTGCGCAGATAATCCGGTTTGTTCGGCCAACTGCGAAGCCTCGGCCGTCATCACGCCCAAGGATTCGAACTTCATGCCATTGCTCAGCACCGCGATCTTGCCAGCGTTGCCTTGGCTGAATGCGGTCGACCAGTATTCCTTGAGCCGCTTGGCATTGTCCTCGTCGATGTCGCCGGGCGCTGTGAGAATGCCGCCGGGATATGCGTTGTTGCCGAAGAACGTCGACGAACTCCGTTGGATGTTCGTTCCTTGGATCGCTGCTGGCGATGCCGCCACCAGCGGTGGCACACCGCACAGCGGGTGATATTTTATCGTCGACATGTCGTGAATAATTTCAGACTCGGGGATGTACTCGATGTCATCCGTGGTCTGTGAAAGCCAGTCGCGCCCGACGCGATAATAGATCGACGAGTCTGGCGCGACGTAGACGCGCACGCGCAGCGGATCGAGCACGTGAAGCCCGACAACGACGTTGCGATTGTCGCGTTCTTTGAGGACGTAGGTGTTGCCCATCGTCAGCTTTGACAAAATCCAGTTTTCAAAAAACTGAATTCGTGTCTGATAACGATTGGGCTTGGTGAGCACCGGCGAGAATGCGGGGACGTAAATCTCGTTCCAGATGCCGCTGGCATTCTGCTCGACCAAGCGAAAGCGGCACTTGCCAACATCGGATGCGATCCGGTCGATGCAGGCATAGACCGCATAATTGGTCAGAACCGATTCCTGCCGTAGCTCCTGATTGCTTTGCCACGCGCCGGTGAACGGCTCAGAGACAATCGGAAACCACCATTGCCCGCGGTCGCCGACAATCGGCGTCAGCGGTTGGTTCTTACGAACCAGCAGTGATCGCATGCGCGCAAGGAACGAAGGCATCATTCATCCTGCGCACGCATGTCCCGGCGCTGATAAAAGCCCCCGGCGGCGGGCTCTTTGGTCTCCACCTCCGGCTTCGCCGGTCGTCCACGACGGCGAGATGACGCCGCCGCCGTGCTCGCATCTTCGGCGAGTCCGGTGATCTTCCAAAGCTGCGCCTCTTTCTCGGGCGCCTCGAATTCATCGCCAGCACGATAGACGTGGCCATGAATGCAATACTCTTTGCCTTCCGGCACGCGCAAACGCACCATGGCGATCCTCCTAACTAAAAAACCGGCGCGGGCCTTTCACCCGCTCGGACGCCCCATAAGGCGCGTCTATTCGCAGAGCCTCTGCAAGGCCAACTTAGCCAGTGTACACCGCTGACTGAATGTACGCGACCGCAGTCGAGCGCCTGAGCTTCCAATTGATGAACCTCTCGGCCTTGATCGCGATTAAGTTTTGCTGCCAGAGAGAGACTGTCACCGTGCTCGCGGTCGGCGGCGAGTCCGGCGCAGTGTCCATCTGCAACGACGCTTCACGCGACACATCAATCGTCACCGCACCGTCGTCGGCCAGCAGAATCTCCGGCGCGAGCGCGAGGATGATCGGATAGCCTTCCGACGGCGAACCAGTCGTCGACGGAATGTTGTTCGAGGCCACAATGGGAATACCAAGCAGCGAGCCGCCGTTGATATTCACGCTCGGGAATTCCGCTTGGCCCAGCGTGTTCACCATGTTGGCGAGACGCATGGCGTTGGTCTGCGTCATGATCCAGACCGCGCCGCCCATCTGATAGTTGTTGGCCAGGAACGTATCCAACAACCGGTTCACGTCGGAGCGGAACGAAGCCGCGTTGGTGCCACTCGGCACAATCGCGGTGAGACCGTTGGTGATGCTCGCAGGCGACACATCGTCCGCAGCTTTCGACGGGTCCAGGAATTGCGAATCCATGAACTTAACGATGGCCGCCGATAGTGAGTCGCGTACGATAGTCTCAGCCGCGGGATTGCTCAGGCGAACAAGCTCCTCCGTGAGCGGAATGATCCCCGCGATTTTTGCATAGTCGAGCGTCACCGAGTCGAACGCCAACTGAGTGAGCGGCTTTGCGCGACCTTCACCGACCCACCCGACACCGGCCGCCGCGGTCTGCCGTGGCACGCGCACCTTGAACGGTACGCGTCGCAATCCGGGGATGCGGCCTATTACTGTCAGAGGGTAGAGGAACTCAGCGAAATCGGAGGCGAGATACTGATACTGCACGAGCACGCCCGCCCATGCCGTGGTCGAAGCATCGCCCGGCACCACCGCGACCTTCTGCTGGATCAATTCGCCCAAGGCGGCCTCGATCTCGGGCGACTCCACCTTCCACTGCTCGTTCTGCCGCGCGAGATCGCGAGCATAGAAGTAGTTGCCCTGCCCTTCGTAGAGCGCGCGCAGGAAGCGCACCATACGCACGCCTTTCTCAAGCTCACGGCGATGCGTGGTCACGCGGATCGGATCGCGGACGCGCGACGCGTCCTCCGGGTTGCTGATACGCTCGGGGACCGCGACCGCCTTTGCGATGTTGGTCTTCTCCAACACCTTCAGGCGACCGATGTGCTCGTCGACTTGCTTAAGCTCGTCGACCAGAACGTCGTATTCCTGCTTCTGCTCGGCGTCGAGGGTGATACCCTTGTCGCCCGCAGTGTCCATGATCTCTTCCATGCGCGCAGCTTTCGCGTGGCGCGTCGCTTCAAATGCGGAAATCTGTTCCGCGATGGTTTTCTTCGCCATGTTCGGCCTCTCGTCAATTTTGACAACTCGGGTTGAGTTTGAAGCACCGGCCGCTCGTGACGGCTTGCTGCGCTCCATCAACTCGGTGTCGATGGAACGAATAGTGTGAATGGTCGCGTCCTGATTTGCTGGGATGGTGACGAGCGAAAGCTCCAACCACTCCCAATCCTTGATCTGGAGTCCGCCCTTTTTCAGAAGCTCGGCGTCCTTGATCGTGAAGCCGATACTCACCGCCTTGACGAGCTTGGCTTTGACCGCCTGCCATGCCTTGTCGCAGAGATTCTTCAGTTCGCCGGGCTCGTCGATCTTGGCGAGACGCGCGCGAAACTTGATGCCGTCTTCCGCGGGTTGCGCTGACTCGACGTAGCCGACTGGCTCATCGGCGCGGTGCTGCCACAACAGTGGAAACGGCAGCGAGAACTTCGCGCCCATCGGTTCGACGATATCGCCAACGCGATCCGTGCTCGGCGTGGTCGCGATGCCCTCGATGATGCGCTGCTCGTCATCGAACGACTTGATGTTCAGGATCGAGTACGCGCGGTCGGTCTTGAACGACTTCGGCTTCTCGCCGCCGTGGGCATCACGCCACATGCTCATGCATGCCGCGACAGCTTGTTCTTGCTCTCGGTCGCCGCTTGACATCATTTCGGAGACACAGCGCTGCATCCATTCCGACTGGGTTTCGTCTTTTCCCGGCTTGATCGGCATGGCTGATTCCTTTACTTTTCCAAGCGTCGCGACCGGACCCGACAAGACGAGACCAGACATGACGTGTCGCGACATGACTGGACATGACTGTCCAAACGAGAAGGCTTCGTCCTCTGGACGGAGCCTTTTTGTTATCTCCGTATCGGAGAAGAATTCGCCGACGACCTGTGCCGCCGCGCGATAGTGCTTGCCTGTCGTGGATTCGGAGGCGGGTTTCTTGCCCTTGCCGCCGGTGAACTTCTCGGCCTCTTCGAGCAGCTTGGTGATCGAGATGTCGACGCGCGAAACCTTGACCTTGGTGTCGTTGGTCAGATTGCCATCTTCGGCATCGAGTCCGATTTTGGCGGCCCAGTGGTGATGGCCGTCGAGGATGTAGTCGTCCTTCGAGACGATGATGCGCTTGGAATAGTGGTCCGGTTCGCCGCGGAGTTTCTCGGCGACGCCAGCGACCTTCGCGCCGTTGAGTTCGTTCTGCGTGGCACGTAGATGCGAGGCTGGCGTGCTGTCTTTCTCGATCTTGTAACCCTGATCCTTGAGATATTTTCGAAACTGTTTGGTCTGCTCGTCGTCGAGTTGCGGCATCTCCGCGCGCGGGATACCCTTGCTGTCCTGACAGAACAGGTTCTCGCCTGCGACGCTGACGTTGCAGAGATTGAACAGCGGGGCCTGCTGGCCCTTGTCGATCATCTCCTTGGCGGTCTTGCCAAGGCGGTTGATCAGCACCGAAATCTTGCGCGGCTGATCAAGCTCGACCTTGCGGTTCTGGCTCAGGGCAAGCTGCGCGTCCGCGACCTTGGTGGTGTAGATCACGCCATTCCGTTCGCGTGCGTTTTTGGAGTAGCCCTCGCCTGGGTGCTTGCCCTCGCCACCGCCGCCAGCCTCTTCGTCCGCACCACCCCCACCACCGCCAGTGGTCCAGCGTCCCTGGTCGTCGCGGGGGTGCTGGCTCTCGTCAAAGTCCCGCAGCCAGGGCACGCAGATGGTCTTCTCGGACATGCCGTTGACACCCCTGGGTTTTCGCTAGGGCAGTTGACGTGTAGACATTCTGTCCATATCTTGAAGTGAACCAGGGAGAGCCAACCAATGATTTCCACGTTCTCGGCCATCTTTAGCGACCCGCTCAGCGAAGAGAGCAAGCGTTGGTCGCAGAACCACTTCGCCACGATGATCGAGGGCGGGTCCTGGGGTGTGCCCCGTTCCGGCCTGATCTTTCAGAAGCGCGGCAACAAGCTGATCTGCATCATGCGGATGCCGCACGACCCCAAAATGCCGCTCACAGCCGAACAACTCAAAGAGCAACAGGACACGGAGTTGCACGGTATCCGCAAAAGCTTCGAGGCAATCGGTGTCACCGTAGTGGATGAATCCAGTCCAAACAGGAGAACGCCATGAGTGCGCTGATCTTCATCTGCGCCATCACCCTCCTTCTCCTCTCGTTTATGTTCCGATGGGACAGGGATCGACACGTGCGTGGTGTCTTAGGCCACATGTTCGCACTTCGCTGTCCGAATCCGCGTTGTCGCACCTGGATCGATGACCGCGAAACTGTCTGCCCACACTGCAACGAGCCGACGCTCGGTTTTAGGAAACGAAGAGAAATCCGATCTTGGGAGAGAAGCCATGAAGCTCATACTCGCACTGACACTGCTAACCGTGACGACATGCGCGAACGCGGAGGAGACGTACAGGGACCGGCAAGGCCATATCGTCGGCTCATCGAGCACCGCAGCGACGGGCGTGACGACCTACCGTGATGCGCAAGGGCACGTGACCGGATCGTCGAGCACCGCGCGCACTGGCGTCACGACCTTCCGCGACAATCAGGGCCGCTTCGAAGGCACCACCCGGAGGGAACGATGAACCTGATGTTCCTCCTCGGTAGCGTCGCGGTCACGGTGCAGATACCGCTGCCGCCACCTTTGCCGCCGCCAGCCGCTTATGTCTCGCCGCGGGTTTATCCGCCCGGCGCTGCCCCTGGTGTGGTCTTCATGCCGCGCTTGCCACCGCCACCCGCTTATGCGCCACCGGCACCACCACCGCCCGCTGCTGCACCGCCGCCATCGGCCACTGTTGCACCGCCACCGCCATCGCCACGACCACCGACCGCTGCTCGACCACGTTCTAATCGGCCGACCGTGCCTTGCCCTGATGGCTGTCCACGAGAGGGAGACTGAAAATGGACCCGCAAGCTTGCTTGAGTGAATTACTCGCCGCAGTTCGCGAGGGCGACATCGAAACGGCGCAAGAGCGCCTGTTCGCTCTCGCGACCTGGATCGAAAAGGGCGGCTTCTGCCCGCTGGTCACCCCTGCGATGGTCGAGCGGATTATTGAGAATCGCAAGGCGATGATCGAGCGCTGACAATGACTCGACGTGAATTTAGCTTCGATGATTTGGGCGTGCTCTCGGTGGCATTACGCATTGCCTGCCTTGACCGCAGCCTAACCCGCAACAACCGCGACCGCATGCATCGGCTGCGGCTGAAGGTCGACGCGCTCCGGTGGGAGCAGGCACCCGCAGAGGGGCACAAGCGCGCACAACGGGCGCAAGCGGCCGAACACAAGTCGGCCAAGACTATGCCGCCCGTGAGCCGCAAGGAAGCTGACGACTGGCATTCTGTGTTGAGTGGGAAGGCGAAGCGCCAGAAGACCGTCGCCACGCGCATCATGAAGCGGCGCCGGAACGCTTTGCGTGACCTCGCCAAGCGATGACAACGATAGCCGTGATCTTGGCAGCTTGGCTGCTACTGAACGCGCTGATTATTTTTCTGATGACGAGGAATCGCGACGAGTAGATTTCTTGCCACTGTCGCCGCGCTTGCGCTTCTTCTCGGCCATGTACTCTGCAAACAGACGCTTGCGCTCTTCGTCGTCTTGCCGCACCCACGGCGCGAGCCAATGCGCGCCCGTCTTCATGTCGATGTCGAGCAGATCAACGTGCACTGGTTCGGGTTTCTTGGCCATCACGCTGCTTTAAGTAGTGGCGCGTTGTCGCCGATGCCAGAGCCTTTCGGTGCCATCGGCACCAATTCTGGATTCGGTGCGCGCCCAGCCCAGGCGTCCCAAGCTTTCCACGCCGTGCCAGCGATGACAACCTCTTGCTCGCTTTGGATGTTGATACCGTAGGCTGGCACCGACAGCACAGCAGTGCGCGGAACTTCGGCGCGCAGCACTACCGCGGTGTCACCATCCCAGTCGTTGGCAACCTTTGGATTAGAACTGGTCGAGGCGGCGCCGTTGCGGTCGATGTGGATTTGGGGAAGCTTGGAATATTCCAAACCGTTCTTGCCTTCGACCACGACACGGTCTTTTTTCATCTCGTCGTACTTCTCTTGACTGAACTTGATGCCGCGATAGAGCGTCAGGGTATCGAGCCCCGCCTCATCGAGCAGATACTGCGTCGTCTCCCACTTGCCACGGACGTAGGCTTTGATGCCTTCGTAGCCGCCGATTTCCTCATAGCGTTTGTTTGCGTATTCCTTCAGCGTATCGGGAAAGATGCTGACGCCGCCCGCTGTACTGCCAGTCTTCACATTGAGACGGCCACCGAGTTCTTCCGCCGATGCGAGTTGCAGCAACGAGCCTTCAGTTGAAGTAGAAGACGATTTCCACGAATTCCACACTCTGGAATCAATGCGCTTGATGTTGTTCGCCATGCCTTGTTGCCAAGCTTCGCTGTACTTCTGCGTTCCTGGAATTTCCACATTGACCTTGCGCTCGACCATGACTTGCACGGCGCGCTCGACCGACATGAAGTGCGCGAGCTTCTGCGTGCGTTTGTAATCGTTGCCGCTGGTCTCGTTGAGCGGATCGTATTGCTCTGGCAGCTTGTCGACGTACTGGGTCTCGGGCGCGGGCTTCTCGTTGGCGTAATCGCCGGTGCCTGCCGTGGACTCGTCCTCAACGATGTTGGTGTTGCTCTTCACCCACTCGAACTTGTCCTTGTCCGACATC